AAGAATTATGATAAAATCTTCAAAAAGCCTAAGAGTAAATCTAAAAAAGTTGTATAAATAGCTTGTAGGTTTTCAATATGATTAATTCCTCTAACGAACCAGCTAGCCTAACAAAAACCAAAGTCAACGTTGACGGAAGATGTCTAGATCTCTTGTTAACAGAAGATGAAGTGATAACTGCACATGCAAGGGCAATGCAACCAGAAAACACTAATCTTTTAGGTGATGATTGTTGTTCTTGTTGGCCAATCGATAAAGAACCTTGTGGGTTCTGGGATAGTGTTTTGAATAAATGTGATTGTGATAAGAATTTTAATAAAGGAGATTCAAATGGTTAAGATTGTAAGACTCGATAGTGGTGAAGAAATTATGGCAAAGATTACGGAAAAGGGAGATATGTTAACTCTCAAGGATCCATGTGTTCTAGTTCCTTCACAGGAAGGAAAGTTACTTTTTGTTAAGTGGCTTCCATATGCAAACACAAGTGAAGGCGTTTCGATCAATACAAAGAATGTAGTTTTTATTATTGATCCACTGAAGGAATTGGAAGATCATTATACAGGAGCAATTACTAATAATTTGTTTGTTCCTTCCAAAAAGATTGCAACACCTTCACTTAGCTTAGCTTAAGTGAATCTTTAAACTTATAAGCCCACTATGGAAACATAGTGGGCTTTTTTATTCCCATAGCTCAATTGGATAGAGCAACAGATTTCTAATCTGTAGGTTACTGGTTCGATCCCAGTTGGGAATGTTTACTTTGTTATCGGCCCGAGGCTCTCTGCGAACGAGTGCTCGGACTAGGAAATCGAGGACCAACTCTTCCGACGGCCCGGCCGTTAATTATTGGCGGAGAGGCCGGAAATGCTGCCCGATGCCGGGCAGCGGCGCCTTCGCGCCCTTGTTGGGTTCTATTGACTTGGGTTTGGCTTCGTGCGGGTGAAGGGAATGGCATGTTAATCTCCTTTTGGGAATGTTTACTTTGTTATCGGCCCATCAAATTCACCGGAATATGGCGCCTCACCGAGGCCTCGGACTAGGAAATGGAGGGCCAATTGGACGACGGTTCCGCTGCGGAATTGCCTGAAATGCTGCCCGCCGCTCAGCGGCGCCTTGGGTTCTACTTTGTTGGACTCTTGCATGAGCTTCGCGCTGACTTCGTGGGGGTCCTGGGAATCTAGGCATGTTAATCTCCTTTTGTTGATTTATATTATTTATAAGTTCTAATATTTATAGGCCTGAGCTTCAGTTCGTCTTTGTCGATCTTGTCGTATATTAAGTATTCAGTGTTGAGTGGTTCGATCCCAATTGGAAATGTTTTACATATACATTTGATTTGGAGTATCAGAAACTGCAATTGTAGTTACAGTTGGAGTCACTGAAAGACTTGTTCCACTACTAGTAGATAGACGCTTGTATACATTAATTATAGTATAACTATTCAATTGTATTGGTGGTATAACTGTATAATTGTTAAAATTAATTAATATCAATTCTTCTACTGTATTGTTTATTTTACTTTTGATAGATTCTACTGTATATTTTTGGTCAAAAAATTCTAAAATATCATTTGCTTTTATTCCTGCGGAAATAAAAGAGTTATTAACACTAGGTATAATATTAGTCAATAATAATGTATTAGGATCTGTATATAATACTTTAGAAGAAGATAACTCAAACACAGGAACACTATTGAATAATTCTGGGTAATAGGTTTGTTCTGCAGCATTAGTAAGTCCAGCTGCGCATGTAGCCACTAGTAAATTGTTTTTAAAAGTAACAAAAGTAAAATTTGCATTCAAATCGTGTTCGTCAAAATCATAAACAGAATCTGTTACATCAAAGGTATTGCCTACACTAAATTTAGAAAAAAACGATTCTATAATTTTTGAGTTTGTGTTTATATTATACAACTTATTATTAAAATCAAAAAAGACAATGTCTGGAGCTGTAGACTTAACTACAGTAACTTGGGGAGTTATAAGAATTCCCTCTGTGTAGCTATCATTTAAAAGATACGATCCACTTATACCCAATCCAATAAAAGAAATCGTCTTGACATATTCAAACTCGTTTTTTTCTTTATTGTTTTTTGTATTTTTATATTTGTTTGAATTAAACATATGTTTAAGAACCCATATAAATTAATTTTTGCTTTGTTGGATCTATTATACTATAACAAAATATCAAATTTGTATTATTACATTCTATGAATATAGATTCACCTGGTTCTAATGGATACGCAGTTTCTTTTGTAGAAACAATCGTATTATTTCCAACATAAACTGTCGAAGTATTAGAAGATGAAGTTTTAAGATTTATTCCACTTTTTAATACATTACTTGGTAATTGAACAACATTGGACGAAGATGTGAATAAACTTGTACCATTAACAATTCTATTTGGTTTTGATATTTCTGAAATTCGTACAGTAACACCATTTGTAGAAAGTTTGTCATTAATAGTAGAAATAAGATTTGTACTATCTTTAATACTTTGTATATTTCCTGTTGAACCCGTTAAAGCAGTTATTATAGATTTTATTTGATTATCGTATGTGCTGCCTACAGTTACCATTTCTGTTTGAATCACAGAAGATATTGTTACAGGAACTGAACTATTGTTATAGTATTTGATTAAAACTGGATTATCTCCAGCAGTACCACCTTGTATTTTTAGTGCAGATTCAGTACCATTAGTTACACCAATAGAAGTTGAAAGATTTACGGTGAATGTAAATCCTGTATTTTGAATACTGACTTTTACAGCATCGCCACTCATACCCACACCAAATAGTGTGTTTCCGCTAAGATAATTTAATACTGTTGGTATGTATTTTTCACCAGATGATCCAAATATTCTAACACTATCTGTAGTGGAACCCACCAAACCAGTAGTCATACTTAAACCTGTTAGGTATGCAATACTTCTGATAGAATCTGTTGTATTGTTTAAGTATCTACCGCCAGTTATTGCCATGGCAGTGCCACCACTTATTCCATAAATTCCAATAGAAGTATTAGAGAATAATATAGGTCCTGTGGTTATTCCTACCAAAATTCCGCTTGTTATGCCCTGAATTGTTCCTTTGATTTGTACTGGAGAGTGTGTTGATCCAGAAACGCCAACTACATACAACGGATTGGTTGATGTATTTCCTACTGTAAACGTTCCAAGACCATAAACACTACCTGTTACTCCCATTAGATATGATGCGCCTGAATTTCCATTAAAGGATAGCACATTTACCGGCATAGGATATTCTAAACCCACTCTATAGGATTCATTTTGATTTCCCCATATCATCTTAGAATGAGGAATATGAATACTGGAACTGACTCCAGATGTGTTATAATCTGTTCCTAATGTGGCTATACCGTCGTAGATGGTTACTATAATATTATTATTGGTGTCTGCTGTTGGCATATGTTTCCTTTAGAATATATATAAAGATAGTTGATTTATTTAAATACGCATGTATACTAAGACTATGAATAAAATAGATTTCTCCAAAGAAGAACTTTCTAAAAAAATAGAAAAATATGTCAAAACATACGGATCTTCGTATATAGACGCCACTATTGCTGTTTCTGAAATAGAAAGCATGGAATATGACATAATATCTAAATTGTTATCTAGACCAATCCTGGAAAAGATACAAGAAGAGGGTAGGGGTCTGAATTTATTACCAAAATCTAAAAATAAACTACCATTCGCTTGACAGTTTTGGTGTTTCATAGTATGATAAATAGTATAGAAGTGGGGAGTTCCCATATCTAATAATTAGGCCGAAGTAGATCTTCGGGAAAGAAAGGAATTATATGAGTTTTAACGAATTGAAGAAGAAATCTAAGAATAATATGACTGATCTCATCAGAAAGATGGAGGATCAAACAAAAAAGACAGATTATAAGGATGATCGTTTTTGGAGACCAGAGATTGATAAGACTGGTAATGGATTTGCCATTATCCGTTTTCTGCCTGAAGTTGAAAACGAAGATTGTCCGTGGGCTAAGGTTTATAGTCACGCATTCAGAGGCCCGGGTGGTTGGTATATCGAGAATTGTCTGACTACTATTTCTCAAAAAGATCCAGTTTCAGAATTAAATACCCAACTTTGGAATTCTGGTGTGGAAAGCGACAAGAATCTAGCAAGAGATCGAAAGCGTAAACTTAACTATACGAGTAACATTTATGTTGTATCTGATCCTTCTAATCCACAAAACGAAGGAAAGGTATTTCTTTACAAGTATGGCGCTAAGATCTTTGAGAAGTTACAAGAAGTAATGAAGCCAGAATTTAAAGATGAAGAAGCAATCAATCCATTTGACTTTTGGAAGGGTGCTAATTTCCGTCTCAAGATTCGAAAGGTTGCAGGATACACAAATTACGATAAGTCTGAATTTGATTCTTCTAGTCCCCTATGTAAGGGTGATGATGCTGAACTCGAAAAGGTATGGAAGAGTCAGTATCCTCTAACTGAATTTACTAATTCTAGTAATTTCAAGACACACCAAGAATTGAAAGACAGGTTATACGAAGTTCTTGGTGGTGATATTCGTGCCACATCTTCAGATAATTCAAATAAAACAGCTGAAGATGTTAATGTTGATGATATTAAAGAAATTACTAGTAAATCACTCAAATCAAAGAAATCAGTCACAGAGGACATTGATGAGAGTACAGATGCATTAGATTATTTTTCTAAACTTGCAGAAGATTAATAGTAATAGTCTTTTCAAACAAAAGAACCCCCCTCAATGGGGGTTTTTTTATGTATTAAAATAATTATAATATATTTCTATATTATTATTTAATCCTCTATTACCGTTTGGAGGATATTTCAATTTTGGTTCTGGCCCTGGTGTGTCGTTTTTTTTCCTGTCCAATTTCTTTATTCTGTTACTAAGAATTAATATAGATTCTGATATATCTTGTTCCATTTCTATAGGAATAGACGATTCTTTAGTTGTATTAATATTGCTTATAGTAGTCATAGGTGTATTATCTGGTTGTATTATATGAGTTTCATTAGATCTACTGCCTGGTTCATTATAAGCTATAGCTTTAAAATCTACACCAGATGAGGCAAATTTGCCTCCATCTTTAAATGCAGGAATTTTTTGTAAATTTTTATTTAAAATATTTTGAGATACATTATCTCCTAGAATATCTGTAAATAAATTTCTTTTTATATTATTTATTTCTACAGCATCTGGGTAAAAAATTCCTCTTTTAAATTTTTGTTCAAATGATATTTTTTTTAAATTTTCAACAGAATTTGGTATACTTTTTGTATATGGAGTAATTGTTTGAGTTGTTTCTTCAGAGGAAGAAAGAATATCAGGTATCTTTACGGACTCGGGTATTGGTTCAAAGGAGTCTGATGTGGCTAAGGTCTTTGATACGGGTTCAAAGGAGTCTGATGGTACAATAGAGGTCTTTGATACAGGTTCAAACGATTCTGATGTGGCTAAAGTCTTTGATACGGGTTCAAAGGATTCTGATGGTATGTTTACGGACTCAGGTATTGGTTCAAAGGAGTCTGATGGTATCTTTACGGACTCGGGTATTGGTTCAAAGGATTCTGATGGTATGTTTACGGACTCGGGTATTGGTTCAAAGGAGTCTGATGGTACAATAGAGGTCTTTGATACAGGTTCAAACGATTCTGATGTGGCTAAGGTCTTTGATACGGGTTCAAAGGATTCTGATGGTATCTTTACGGACTCAGGTATTGGTTCAAAGGATTCTGATGGTATGTTTACGGACTCGGGTATTGGTTCAAAGGATTCTGATGTGGCTAAGGTCTTTGATACGGGTTCAAAGGATTCTGATGGTACAATAGAGGTCTTTGATACGGGTTCAAAGGATTCTGATGGTATGTTTACGGACTCAGGTATTGGTTCAAAGGAGTCTGATGGTATGTTTACGGACTCAGGTATTGGTTCAAAGGATTCTGATGTGGCTAAGGTCTTTGATACGGGTTCAAAGGATTCTGATGGTACAATAGAGGTCTTTGATACGGGTTCAAAGGATTCTGATGGTATGTTTACGGACTCAGGTATTGGTTCAAAGGAGTCTGATGTGGCTAAGGTCTTTGATACGGGTTCAAAGGAGTCTGATGTGGCTAAAGTCTTTGATACGGGTTCAAAGGAGTCTGATGTGGCTAAGGTCTTTGATACGGGTTCAAAGGAGTCTGATGGTACAATAGAGGTCTTTGATACAGGTTCAAAGGAGTCTGATGTGGCTAAAGTGTTTGATACGGGTTCAAATGAGTCTGATGGTATCTTTACGGACTCAGGTATTGGTTCAAAGGAGTCTGATGGTACAATAGAGGTCTTTGATACAGGTTCAAACGATTCTGATGTGGCTAAAGTGTTTGATACGGGTTCAAACGATTCTGATGTGGCTAAGGTCTTTGATACGGGTTCAAAGGATTCTGGTGGTATCTTTACGGACTCGGGTATTGGTTCAAACGATTCTGATGTGGCTAAGGTCTTTGATACGGGTTCAACGGATTCTGATGGTAAGTGTTTAATAATATCATTGTTTGGTTGAACTATATTTATTTTTTCCAATATCTTGTTGAATTTTTTTGGTAGTATGTCTATATTTTTTTGAATATCTAAAAATCTAGATGCCATCGAATTTTTATTTTTAAATTTAGAGTTAGTAATATTATTCAATGGTCTATCGAAAATAATATCTGAATTTATATTTCTTTGTTGAGGGTTATCGATATCTTTAAAATTTTTATCTTCTGGATATAAATTAGTATCATACGTATTTGGTAATAACGTATCATTGATACCAAAAATAAAAGTATTTTTAATTACATTTATTAATTCATTTTTATATTTCATATTTATCTTCTACGTTTATTGTTAGATGCTTCTTGAATATTTTTTAAATTTTCTTCTTTGATAAATTCCCTTAGTAAGTCCATATGTAAATCTCTTTCCCATATCTGCATATTATCTATTTCTGATATATTATATTTCTGTATGTGTATTAGATTAAACTGTAATTTCATAAAGTCATGAAAACTCATATGGCTAAGGGTTAGACGAAAAAATCAGAAATTCCTCGTAACACTATGGTTCTTTTAACACCATCTGATGTTGTATATTCTACGGGTTTTTCGATTTTAGGCATAGTTTCAAAGAAACGTATAATTTTATCGAATTGTTCTTTTGTCATATTGTCTAAAAAAGATTCCAATTCAGTTTGACTTTGCGTAGAACAATCAATCTGTTCATCTCTAGTGTGGATTTCTTCTATACACGAAATTGCTAATTTATATACATCATTTTCGTCGCTAGAAGAACTATATTGCATTATAGTTGTAATTGATGGATATTTCATTTTTATTTTAATATCATCAAATTCTATAAATTTTACATGATTTTCATCATATGTGACTTTTACATCTTCTAGGTTTATTTTTAATTTTATCCGTTCTCCTGTTTCTTTGCATATAAAAAACGGAGAAACAACAGAACCTATAGATTTTATTCTGAGTTGAATAAACATATACTGAATATCTACAATATTCAATTTTTCAAAATTAGTATATTCAAAACAAGATTTTAGTGTTTGTAATATACAATTTATTTTTTCTTTGTGGTTACCAAATTCAGATATTTGCATTAATATCTTTTCTTCTTTTACCAACAATGGCCGAAACCATACCTTTTCTTTGGTGGAAGGTATTTCGGTTTCGTATTTTGGTAAAATATTTAATAATATATCACATAACGGCATATTTAAGTTCCTTTCTTATTATTGAATCGTTTGATTTTGTTGTATGTTAGTGGTTGTTCCCAAGTTAATATCTGCCTGAATATTACGGGTATAAAAAACAACAGTAAATATTGTATATCCACTGGAACTAGCAGAAAACTCTATGGGAGTTAAGTTTAATGGATAGCATTCTGGTATATTATATGTTTTTGGCTTCGCGTTGTTATAAAATGTTACAGTTCCTGATCCATATGCATTTTCATACGCACTCGGGGCTCGAGTGACTGCTCCAGGAAAAGATGGTTCCTGAATCATTTTTAACCAATTTTCGAAATATGTTCTAATTTCCCAATCATCTAATAATATAAAACTTACAGTCATTTCTCCTGTAAGTGTAGTTACTGGGATCAATACTGGATTTCCCCATACAGAATACTCCATGGGTTGAACTTCAATTGTTGGTAATGTTATGGAGTCTGGATAAACACTTATCAACCCAAGACCAGTCTTAAAAAATTGCACCATATACTTATTTGGTGGTTGGAGGTTTGCCATTTTAGCTCGAAAGGTTTCCAAATCAGTACCAGGATTAAAGTTGTCATATGACATTAAAATAACTCCTTTTCTGTTATAATCTTAAATGTCCAGTTATTTTTTTCACAATACGATATAGCACTTTCCCATTTTGCTTTATTTATAGAATATGTCATACATTCTTTTAGATTTTTTCTTTTTCTAGATAATGGATTTATTGTCTGTTTCATTGGTTTTATTTCTACTATTGTTATTTCTTTTTTGTCTGAATTAACAGTTTCTATTACAAAATCTGGTATATAATTGTGAATTTTGTTATCGGTGGGGGAGATATACGGTATTTTGAGAATTTCAAACCCCCATTTTGTTATTTTATCATTTTCATCTAGATATTTACACATTCTTCTTTCCCATAAAGATCTACAACGGATATTGTCGCAATTGCCAATATATTTTTTTTTATTTTTTGGGATGAAAAACGTTTTATATGGCATCTATATAATATATAGTAAAAAATATAAGAATATAGTTTTTCTAATGGAGATATGGAATAAATATGTATATGACATTCAGGAATAACCGTAAATGATATTTCCAACAGGTGATCATCTGACTGAAATTCCGTTATGGGTAAATTTTTGTGCTATATCTTATAATAAACTTAAAACTCTTGAAGATAGAAATCGTGATCCAATCGGATTTGCATGGGATGCGAATCTAAGTATTGCTTTGCCGTTTGATGGAAATTTTGTTAGTAAAAACAATCTTAATTATACAAATGATCCAAATCAAATTATAGCACAAATAACTGGAGCTGACCCAAAGACCCGTGCAGACAAAACAAGAATTAAAGGATTACCTTTTTTATTAGAACAAGACGAGGGGGGTAGAGTTTCAATCAACGACACCCCTGAAAATGAAACTATTGACCCAAATGTGTATATGTCAGTTGATATGATGGATATGATGTTTCTTGGTAGTGGAAAAAGGTCATATATTATAACGTGTAAATTGGTATGCAAATCGGCCGAAGATTCTAAAGCAGCTGCTAGGGTGTGTAGTATGTTATCTTCCCAATGTTGGCCACTATTACAATCTCAGGGAGTACTAGATGGAAATGCAAAACTTCTTCATCCAGATCTTTGGGTTGTATGGATGTCTATTGCCCCTGGAAGGCTCATAAGAGCACCAGAATGGCATGATGGAATAGGTCCACAGTTGTCAGTTCTTACTGCAGTACAAACATCAAGAGCTGGTGGTGAAAATAATAGAGTATTAGCCATAGGATCTCTGAATAATGCAAGAGATGTATTGCCCTTAGTCTATACTATAAGTTTGACTTTTAGTGAATTAGAACCCGCCATTCAAGATCCATATGAGTTTACTGTTATAAATAGATCTAGAGCTCTTAAGGGTGGAGTAAATCAACCCACACCATCCTCAAATAATCCATGAAATACTTTGACCATCATCCTTATATGAAATATAATTTTAATGGAAAGGAATATAGTTTTTTAGATATATTTCGTAAAAATACATTAACTGTAGATGAAAACTTTCAAGAAGTGTATGTATTACAGACAAATGATTCTTTAGAAAGCATATCTGAAAAAATATATGATACTCCAGATAATTCTTGGTTATTATTTTTAAATAATAATTATTTTTTATATACAGATATACCATCATTTAACACACAAATACAATTATCTAACAAAAAAATATATTCCATTAAAACTATTCATGATATAAAACAAAATGATATAGTAATAGATGCAAATTTAGACAATTTTGGTGTTACTAGTTCTTTTTTATATGTAGATAGCTGGGATCCTGTTTTTAGATCTGTTGTTGTTACAGAAATAGGTGCTAGTGGGGATTCTTTTCAAAAACATCAGAGTATAGCAATAATTAGAAAAAATATAGACGAAAACGGTTTTGATCTAATAACTCCTCCTGGTGGAATAAGTTTAGAAAAAATATCTTACGTGGAAAATTTTCCTATAAGATTTCGGTCGACTACTAATACAGTTTCTCCGTATTTGAATGTGAGTGGATCTGGTCAGACTTATTTTTCGGAATCGTCTGTTGGAGTTACTTTTAACAAAACCCTATTAAATTCATATATAACGGATGGTATAAGTCATAGTGCCTATTCTATAGTCACAAAAGCAAATAAATATACTTCACAGAAAACTGAGATCTCTATAAAAACACCTATTATTAGTACTGTATCTCCTATAGAATCGGAAATTAAAAAAACAATGGGTATATTAAATAGATCTAGATTATTTAATATTATAATACAATAAGCGAGATTTATATTTTATGAAAATAGAACTACCAGATACGCCAGATAATACACTATTCACATCAGATAATATTGTTGATATTACTATTATCTCAGAAATTTTTGGAAGTATTAGTATATATCCACAAGAAAAACCACATATCGGTGGTTCTTCTATATTTTCCTCTATTTCCGTAAAGGAAAGTTTATTTTCTCCTGTTGTTTCTGGTAAACTTTTAGTAAATGATATTGGAAATTTCGTGGACAATTATAACATACAAGGATTTGAGGATATTATTTTTTCGTTTCGGAAAAAAAAAGATGGAAAGATTTATACCTTTGCTGGAATAATAACTGATGTTACTCTTATAACTAATGATTCGACATTAGCTCTTAAAATGAATCCGTCGGAATATGTTAGATTATTTTCATTAACATTTATGAATAAAGATCTATTTGTGGCAAATAACACAACTCCACAAGAAGTAAAAAAAGACTGGATTGGGTGGATATCACGAAAAGATTCTCTTGAGATTCCTAGTTTCATACACAAATTCTTTAAGAGAAATGGCTTTATATATGACCCCAAGGAGATAGAAGATGCATCAAATGGAGCATGGATAAAATATAATAATATTTCTAATCCATATGGTATAAGTTTATTTCAAAGTAATTTGATACAACTATTTGCAGCAGTAACAAAAAATGCTGTATCAATGGACAAGAAAAAAGTCAATTTTTTACTATGGTCAGATATAGAAAGTTTCTGGCATTTTAAAACAGCGGATTCTTTTTTAATAAACGAGCCAGTACATACTATTATTTCAAACCCTATGTTAAATATTCAGGATAAAATTACTAACATAGTTGTCAATTCTTCTTCTGATAATATTTCTAGTCTTGAAAATAAAATATTCTATTCCTCATATAGTAGAACAGATCCAGATTATACAAAACCTTATTTGGATTTTACTGATACTGAAAGTGGAATGACAAAAAGTAATGTTATTTATAATTACAACGATTCGTTTAATTATGTTAAACATTTTTATAATAACCCGCTAATCACTGATCTTACTTTTCCTATAAAATCAACAAGTCTATCTATCGACCCCCCAGTAGAAAATCTAATAACAAATATAGTCGCAACAGATTTTGGGTATTTTGATTCTAGTCCGTATAATACTGATACTCCTGTTTGGTGGGATTATTTAGGAAAAGAAAACAACAAATATAATAATGTTACATGGCAACCACAACACGATATAAGTGATATAAATTTTGAGAATTTTTATAAATTTCATACTGAAATAAGAATGCCATTAATAGCAAGAAGAATGGCTTTTGCTCGTATGAAAAATATAAAAAGAAAATGGGAAGCATATAGATGTGTTGTTTGTTGTATGGATCAGCCTATAGGTTCTGCAGAAGATATTCAATTGTTACGATCTATATACTCTCAACCGCAACTTGAAGTGGAAGGTATTGATGGAACAATAAAATCCTATGATATTGGGGATTTATTTGGAAAAAATGGATTATTTGTAAATAAACCAGATAAAAAAGATTATCTTGATATAGGTTCTTCTGTCGGTTTATATGAAATAGTTGCAGCCGGATCTTTTAATGATCATATAAATTATACAGGTTTGACCACCGACCAAAATGGATTAACTTGGGCAATAGATACCACTAAAGGTGTATACAATGAATCTATAGGAAGATTTTATAATCTAGCAGGTAATGGTAACATTAAACTATCAGATTATTATTATAATGTCATTAGCCGCGGTCTTACAGAATATGATAAGAAAATATCCGAAAATCAAAGCAGAATTAATGATATAAAAGTATTTGGAAATAAGGTTGATTCGTGGATAGACGAAGCAATAACTTATATTGGAAAAAGTTTAGTACCTTGTTCACAATGTATCGAAAATAGGGATAAAAATGACGTATTGATTGATGTCAATAATTATTGGACAGCAATGCGTCATATGAGTAATAAAAATCTACCAGAATATAAAACTACTTATCCAGATCTCAATAAATTGTCAGTTCCTTGTGGATATAAACCAGAATATGGAGGTCCTGATATTTTTGTTTGGGCTGGTACTGGTGTTACGTCTGAGGGGTTAACTGCATTTGGTCCAGTATCAGATATAGAGGGCATTGGAAAAATTCCATATTTTAGAATTCCTCAATATTCTTGTTTAAAAACTATAAATTTTGATGAAAATTGGAAAAAAGAAAGTAACAAAGTATATAAAGAATATAAAGACATTTACGATGCTCTTGCGCCTGGTGTTGAATTAAATTTCGGACCAACATACGACATACAATTCACTAATACCAAAATGAACGAGTGTTATACTAATACATTTATGCGAGGATCCGATGCAGGAATTACATACAAGCATATTGGATGGAAGATGAAAGAAAAGTGTGTCGGAAATACGTGTTATAATGAGTATTGTTTTAATCCTAATATATTATATGCATTAAAAGAAATTGCAGTTTTACAGTTAAATATGCTTAATATAGAAAATTATTTACTTCTAAAGGTTAAAAATAAAATACAGTCTGGTCTAGTTTCAAAACTACAAACACATTACAATGAATATTGGAACAGGCCTGCATTCTTTTATTCTAAAACTCCAGGAACATCAATATTTAAAGGAAATGTAAGTGAAGGGTTTAGAGGAAAAACTTTATCACAACCACTTTCCTTATATGGTGTTAAAAAGATCACCAGAAAACCTATACGTGGAAGTCGTTATGAAATCCTTTCTAAAGCTCGTGGTATAGAAGGAGCTAGTATGGGAGAATGGTTATATAATATTTGGTTTGAAGGAGAAAATGCTCAAACATATTCTTATACAAATTCAAATCCATATTATAATCAAAAATTCAACCCAGTCGCAGCTGTTGCTCTGTGGAGGAGGAAAAACTTTCAAACAAAAATAATAAATTCTAGACTGAATTATTATTCAAATCAAGATAATGTGGTTGTAGTACAAAATAAAGAATTTAAAAAAACTATAATAAGTTCAATGCCTGGGTTGCTGGATGCTAATTTATTTGATCCGAACATTTCCGAGGAATACCGAGGATTACCTAATATAAAACGAGAACAGATTGCTTCATATGTCAGAGTTGAATTAGAAGTACCTATAGGCTTAGATCGAATTAAAGATTTTCCTGATGGGTTTATTAGGGATATGGGTTCTGAGTATTTCTTGCCGTATATTGTTTCTTTAACTGCAGGTCCGTCTGGTCGTCAGACTATTCGAAATAATGCAGTTGTTATTGGTATGGATCCTTATGGGTTTGACGTTGCTGTCAAAAAAGGTAAAATAGAATCAAAATACGATCATAGAAATGATTGGTCTGCTGAGGGTGGAAATCCAGAATTAACTCAAACAGAACTTACTAGAAATGGAATGGATCTTTGGCCAGAACCAATGTTTGAAACTGAATATCCTTATTATGCAGAAGATCCTAGACAAATGTGGTCATATTCTGATTCATATACTAAATCCGATATATCATCTATAGATGTAGAATTACCAAAAATGAGATCTGCTGAGGTTGACCCGGAAAGACGAAAAACTGCTATGGGAAGTGGTATCTTACTTGGATCTCATAGAAAAATTAAACCACATAGATCTTGGTGGGCATTTCATTTTCCAAAAAATATATTTATTCCACAAAAAATATATTCAATGCTTGATACTGATTTGAGTACAAGTTTTCGACATGGTAATTTTAATATAACAAATCTACCAGGAGATCCATTTGATGGTTGGTTGAATTTCTTAGACGATGATCAAGCAGTATTAGCTACAATAATGACTATGTTACAGAATACTAAATTTAACTAAGGAATATTATGGCATTTTGTTGTTGTGGTGATAATTTTTGGTATCTGTCAAATTCATATCCTATATATGGGTATATTCAGAGCAAATTTGAACCTCCTTGTTGTTATTCACGAGCAGGTAGTGGTTGTTATCCTCCGTGTAATGGAGACGGCACTGCAGGACCAGACTGGGTTCCGAAAGATTCATGTGGAATCCGAACTCAAATCAAATATTATGAAATAAAAAGAGATCATAGTGATAGATATGCTTTTCCAGCTGAAACGTGGACTGCGCCATGGAGTCCTTATGCGAAAGCATATAATGAAGGACTAATTACTCCAGAAAAATTAGATACAGTTTGGACTATAAATGTGGATGTAAACTCGTGGTGGCCAAATAATGATTATAATAAATTTAATGTTGTTGACGCTGAATGGGGATGGTGGTTTGGGGGTGCTATTGATAATACGTATGTGGGATGTCGACCAAACACAAATTTAACAATAAAAAATAGAGAAAAGTACGGACCAAACTATTATAATAGATGTACTAAACCATGCAATGAAGTGTCAAAGGATGATGGATGTGGTTGTAGTGTTTTGTGTGATGGTGGAGAAGGTATTGAAGAACAATTACCATCTGAAGCATGGTGTCCTAGTAAAGTGTGTAGATCTGCTGTATGTGCAACTCTACCCCAATGCTGTACTGGTAAATGGAATTCTGCTTGTGCAGAAGCAGCATTACAAAATACGGCTTGTGCAGATTTAGCTTACTCTCCATTTACAATATTGGGAGTAATTGAACCACCAAATCTAACTGTAGCATCATTTAATCCTGGCTACACGACAACTATTGGATTTGAATTTTCTGCTTTAACTGAAAATTTTAGAACAGAACATGTTCCAACATTATATAAAACGTGTAAAAATATATGTGAAAATTTTAAAATGGAATATAATGGTATAGATGAATGTCATGACTATGTGTATACCATGAATACATGGCCAAGAGAATTGACAGAAATGACCACTAATGATCCTGGTAAATGGTCAACAATAAATCCACCTATTATCAATTGGGAATTAACACAAACTGACTATCCTAACTGGAAAGATTGGGCATCAAATCGAACGCCGAATGGTGGTCTTTTCCCTAAATTAGCAATATGCAATGCACCATTATTGTGTCCACAAACTAAATGTTCTGATAATAACAAAAAACTTGGTGTCTGTGAGCAATGTAGAGTTACCCCTAGCTACATATCGAAAGTACCTACACAAGGTGAAGATAGTTACAACTCTGGAGATATTGAAGTACTTCATACTATTGGGCCAAGTGCAGATATGCCGCGGTCAGCAGGAACAGGAGTAGATGGTATTTTTCAGTTCGGGAACTTTATTTCATCTATTCTAGATTTAATGGATCCGTTCGATACAGGGTATCGAATACCAGATGATAATCCTGGATGTTGTAAGGATTATAATTTAAGATCTTTTCGTTTTATGCAGTTATTATTTACTGACGTAAAGGATTATCATGATCCTGTTTGGGATGGGGATGGGACAGATATTTATATTAAAACAAATAAAATAGATTCATGTCGTAATGATACATGTGAGTGTGAAAATCCTCCATGTTCTGAGTGTAACTGTGATACTTGTGCTTTATGTGGACAATGTCCAGGATGTCCTTCCTGTGATAGCCCGACATGTGATGGTGGACCAATTGACACCTGTGATGATTGTAGTTGTTCGAACTGTTCTGTTTGTGGAGAAAATGAAGGATGTCCCTCTTGTAATAGTGCAGAATGTGATGGTGGTGGCGGCAGTAGTTTTAGATTGATGGGTGTTCAGGGTGGTATAGAACTTGAAGAAAAACTTGTAGAACTAAACAATAATATAGAAATTTATAACTATAATACTTTAAATCCAAATGATAAAGAAAATAGCATAATAAATTTATTATCCATACTCGAAAATAATAATTTATCTCCAAGTTTGGTGGGAGGTATAGCATTAAATATACATAAAAATTATAAATTAAATACAAATAGAAATATATTGACGGACATAAAGGATGTTGATATTGTAATAGAGGATATTATAGATTCGGATGCTATGACAAAATTTTTAAATATACTACCCAAAGAATGGTATTATAATATGGATTATATTAACAGTGTTTTTGAAAGAACATCGTTAGATGATATGGGAGTAGTAAAAACAGAATTTCCTATTATTATTATCAATACGAACAATGGAATGGTGGTCGATATTTTTAGAAAACGTAGTCAGACAGTTATGGGTGGTTATGACTTTGAAAAAATAAAATATAAAAATAACGAAATATCAATAAGTACCATATCTTCTTGTATTCTTGGTAGATTTTATGCTATGACCAATTACAAAAACAGAAAAAATTCAAAATATATTGAAAACACTGTTTCTTTTATTGCTACTTTTCTAGACCAATTAAATATTGGTGATATTTTCACTAAATTGGAATATATATCCAGACCAAATGATATAAATGAATATAAAAATATGTTCAATAAAGCGTTTCGCATAGTACAATCTTCCCAAAATAAAGAAGTTTAAAGACAAACAGTGAAAAAATATCTTATTATCAAATTGAAGACTAAATAATGGTATAAATATTATAAATGGCAACAAATGAGACAAATCCTCCAGATAAAGAAATAAACTGTGAAGTCGGACCATGGTTACCAGGCTTAACTGCTGATAATTATCCAGAGTTACCAACAGACCATAGCCTTATTGAGCAAGCCGTTTCATTAGAAATTAATAGAAATACTCATCTATCAGCTTATAGTGATACATACAAATCGAGTTTAGATAAGTATTTTACCGAAACTACCATGAGTTGGATGAATGGTGATGCTATAATCTATAACCCCGGCAACACTCCACTCAAGACAAAAGACGTATGGAAGTGGGATATTAGTGGAGAAAGTGACTATGGATTAGTCGAACCACCCATTAATGAACCAAATTATGATCTATTTGATTCTAATTGGGCTGCACAATTTGTAGTTTTTGGTCCAGGAAACTTATCTTGTAAAAGTCTAGACTTAGATTGGTGTTCATATCCAGTAAAAAATCAACCTAAGAGAGCAACGCAGGGAGATATTCATGCAAATTGTCCAGCTCAAAGTTCTAAACCAACAGAAGTTGAACCGTCATATTTAAAGTTATATGAAGCATACTTAAAAACAAATGAATGTGATCTCATAAAGGAAAAATTTGGTGAAAAATATATGGGATGTATATGGAATGACCCGAAACATCCATGTAGCTGTTTGTGTCCAGAACAGGGAGTATCTTTTGGTGATTATTTATCATATACTAGAACATATTCTACATTTTTGGAAACTCCCCACACCACTCCATTAGTTAGAATAGCACAGATGGGACAACTAAAATCTAATACAATTACTGTAACTGTAGCAGCTTTGTCCAAGGAATTGAAATTAGGAGACATCATAATCGTTCAGGATCAAAATAAAATGATAGGACGAGAAGAAAGAAAAATTCACGGAAAATGGCTAATAACAGAAATAGAATATAAATTTGAGAACAAAAACCAATCAACAATATTAACTCTAATGAGAGATACAAATAAATATAAAGCAGATGATGTGGGATGGGACTCTCCAATCTATATTTTAGAACAAGATAAGTGGGAATCCTAATGAGAATATTAGGATATAATGCAACAGACATACCTGTTTTTATAACTAAAAACATGTTTACTAAAGATATAAATTTAGTAAAAGGTAACGTGTCTATAAACAATTGTATAAAGAATCTTGTTTTGACAATCTTTGGTCAAAGAGCATTTAACACACAAATAGGAACAACAATATATTCCAATATATTATTTGAAAATAAGTCTAGAGTTGTAAATGACCAATATACTTCTACTACAACAATAAATGAGATAATATCAGTATTAATGAGATATGAGCCTAGAATAAAAGATATAAATATAACGTTAAATCTTGTATCTTCTAATTTAAATCTAGGGATCACATATACAAACGTCAAAACAACAGAAATACAAACACTAAATATAATTATATGACAACTAATCCAGATTTAACCAAATTAAACTTTCCTGATATTAAAAAATCTTTAACTGATTTTTTAAAAAACCAGTCAGTATTTGTTGACTATAATTTTGAAGGTACTGTAATACAGACCTTAATTGATTTATTATCATACAATACATATTATTATGCGTTTTATTCTAATATGATTACTAGTGAATTATTTTTAGATACAGCTACTCGTATAGAATCTCTAACATCATTAGTTAAACCACTAGGATATACTATTCCTGGGAAAAAATCATCTAGTACTAAAATTAAATATTATTTAGATGGTGGTAATGATCTTGCAAGATATACCCCATTCACTGCTATAAATACTAACGGAGTATATTATACTTTTTATAATACAAATATAGCACCTTTAACTAATTCTATAGCAGATCGGCTTGATGTAACAGAAGGATATCAATTAGTTAATAGTTTAGATATATCTTCTAATTTTGATTATATAAAACAAAGATATATTTTAGACGAAGAGGACGTTGATATTTCTACAATAAGAGTTGAAATAAAACTAAATGGCGAAGAAGATTGGACAGAATGGACTAATGTTAACAATTTTCCCAACAATGATGATAATATTTTTTATATAGAAAGAATGGGAACTGTATTTACTATAGAACTAGGAAAATACAATAATTTAGGAAAATCTATAGAAAGTGGAGATTCTATTAGAATTAGTTATTTGTTATCTTCTGGATCTGATTCTAATGGGTTATATCAATTTTCAGATACAACAGTAGTTGATGTGTATCTTCCATCTGCTGGGGGTAAAGATGGACCAGATATCAATAGTATAAAATTTATAGCTCCAAAAGTTTTTTCAGGTCAAGAAAGAGCAGTAACTACACAAGATTATGTAGCATTATTGTTAAAAAATAACTTTATCAATAATACCAATCAAGTTGCTATATACGGCGGAGATGAAATATATCCGCCAAAATATGGTAGAGTGTTTGTTTCATTTTTACCATTTGAAGATATAGCAAATTCACAAGAAATAATAAATTATTTACGAGAAAAAAATATGTTAACTGTTTTGCCAGAATATATTATACCTAATAAAGCTTTAGTTACCGTTAAATCGTCTGTTGTATTTGATAATGGTATTTCAAATAATCAACAAGAAACAATAAAAAATAATATTATTGCTAAATTTAATTCTATAAACGGTGAATATGTGACTGACTATTTATTTAATTTAGCAATAGATGCCCAAGAAATATCTACTATTGGTAATGGTTTTCGTTCAAGAGGACTAACTTCTTTGACTGTTAATTCTATATTATATGAATTTACTATAAAAGATACACAAGTATCTGAAATTTCACTCAATTATCCAATAGAAAGATCTACAACATCTGTAACTATTTGCAATCCGTTTATTCTTGTGAGTGAAGAAGAAGAAAGTACACAAATAGTATTGAGATTACCATCCCCTGTTTCTGATAATAATGCATACATTAGATTAGAAGCATGGCAATTAAATCCAGACCAAACATATTCATATAGACCACATATAGATGCTGGTATGATAAGTTATGGAAAAGGACATATGTTAATTAATAAAATATATACTGTTGATGAATTAGCTATTTCTATAACCTCTCTATACAAGAATATAAGTGAACTGAAATCTGTTGCAGCTAGAGTTAAATTAATATTAGAGTAAAGTATGTCTGTATTTCCACTTTTACAATCAAGTGCCGCAGTACCAAACCCTCTAGATACTATTTTTAATATAATAGAAAACTCTACAGATCCTTCTTGTTGTCCTACGTATTTGGATATAAGTTCTCAAATACCATTTTGGGTTATAATGGAAAAAGAAGAAAGAGGTGGAGATGTATTAACTATATTTGATTTTATTCAAAAATATTATGATTGGTTGTATTGTGAAGAATCCTGCAGTGGCGCTGGTTATATATTAGAGAATAAATTATTAGATATTATTGATGTAGAACGAACAAAGGATATGTATCGCAAAAGATTATACTCTACATATTTTCCAGAATATAAAGACACAGAAATATTACTGGATTCGAGTTCTGCTAAAATATCAGACGAGTCCATTGGAAACTTTGTTAAAGCCATTAAAATTAAATTTTATAATAAAAAAGGATCTTTAGAGTCTCTAAAACTTTTCTTTAAAGGACTATTTTCTTATCCGTCTATAGACGAATCAGAAGTATTAATACGATATCCAAAAAAACAAATATTAAGATTAAATGGTGGAGCATTTCATAGTGATAAATTTCCTCAAGCCTTTTATGGGTCTACATTTGATCAACCATTAGAACTAGATAATATCGAAAATGAAATTATTGGTTCCTATTTGAACCATAATATAACTCAAGATGGTTCATTACACACAGATTATTCGTATGTTATTAATAGTGGTTTAACTAATGGATCCTATATTCCATTGTTTAAAAGACTAGTTCACCCTGCAGGTCTTAATCTTTTTTCCGAAATAGATTTACTCAATTATGAACCACCAGGATCGACTTTTATAGATGAAGGAGAAATTTGTCAAATATTAGTCTCTATGGAAAATTATTTTTTGTATGAATTGGGTACAATATACAAAGAAGAGGGTTATTTTTTAAGATCAAATTCTGGAATATCTTATTATGGAATAACATATACTGATGGTTGTACTGGAAGTCCTGCTGCACCTTCTCATTTTTTCCCATCATGGTCTTTAGGAATAGAATCTTATAGTAAATTTTTCGATATACCAATCAATGCAATGTTTGCTTTATGTCGTATAAATACCAATATAAACCCAAACATATCAATACCAGACTGCACTTAACATGGATACATACTACCTCATAACAGGACACAATGCTAACGCTCCAGGATCTTCTTACCTAACATATGATCAGGTATTAAACTCCAGTAATGTAACAGCAAACCTTATACCTAGAAATAATATATCTTTTGCCATCCCAAAAGTAGATTGGGGGAAAGGTAAAGCCTTTTTTTCATATACCGAAGAAAATAATAGCAATTCTTACACTTTATATAATAATAATGTATATCTGTGTATATCTAATAATACCAATAATGTTAAAAATATATCGAATTCTTCTAATTATGCACCTAGTCATACTCTTGGGTATAAAAAATATGCAGATGGATATACTTGGTTATATTTATATAAAATAACATCAAGTGTCAGTTCTCTTATTAATTCAAAATTTATTCCTGCACCTAGTGTATATGAATTGAAAAATTCAATCGCCAATCTAGAATCTGATGCAATAAAATGCAATGGTTCTACTGGAACTTGTGCTTTATATTTACAAGGTTCTGGGTCTACTGCTGGTTTGATTTTTTCTGATATAACAGGATGTACTACGTGTTCTGATATAGCAAAAGAGACTACAAAAACGGATCTATTGACTACTAAATTTTTTGAACCAAACGATACAATTCCATCAACCATATCTTTATTTGATTGGACAACTTCATTAGAGAATGCTATAGAATCTGGTAAAATAAATGCTAAATTGAACTTTTTAGCATATAATTATTTGGGTGCAAAAAACTCTGGTATTTCAGGTGGAGCTATATTAGGTGCTACTATAAATCTGTCTGCAATAAATGCACAACAAATACTAGATGGTGCTACTAATTCGTATCTAAACATATCATCCTCCGAAAGTTCAATGTCAGTTACAGGTGGAACTGCTGGTGGAACTGGAAGTCAAGGTGGAACTGGTGCAAAAATAGAGTTTATAACTTCTATAGCTGGTACAACATATAGTAAAATTATTGGAATAAATTTGACACAAACCGGAAAAGATTATATTTCGGGTGCGACTGTCCTATTACCAAACATCAGTTCTAGTCTAAAAAGACAAGCATTAATCAATAATATTGAGTTGATTGGGACTCCACCTTCATTAACTTTTACTGAAATTAATTCAATTTTCAATGTAGCCTCACAGGATTCTATTGGAGAAGATCGTGTTGTAAATATAATAAATGCAACACCAGATGCAGCTACATCATTAAATTTTTATGGAATAGTAAAAACAGATCAAGTTCATGGAATAAAATCTACTATAAATAATTTATGTCCTGCAAAATTACAAATTTATCCGTTGACTTCATATGGATCAATCGCAAATAAAGAATTAACACAGATAAAAATGATCAAAAGAATAGATCCACAACAAACGAGATAATATGAAACCTCCATTTACCGATAATAGTCCACTTAGTAGGTATCCTTATAATTCTAGAACTTCGAATATTGAATTTTCTACAGTATTACCAGCAGCAAATTATATATTACACGCATTTAAACCAGGAAATGCGTTACAAGCATCAGAATTAAATGAAGTTCAGGAAAATTTTTATAAAAATTTAACATTAAGTAATCACCTATTAAAGAATTGGATATTTGTGGGCAGTGGTGATTTCACGTCAGGAAATGGAGATCCTATTACAGGGCCATCATGGATTGGTGCTGTACCCTATGACCCATTTAAATCTATCAGTGTACTAGATACTACGATTACTTTTAAAAAGGCATGGTATCTTGTTGATGATTATAGTGGTATTAAGTTTTGGATCTATAACAATAATGTTATAACCTTTAACTATACTAAAACACCAGGAGAGTATATTGGAATTAAATTAGAAGATAAAAAATATATAACACCAGAAATGGACACAAAATTATATGATAATTCTAATGGATTTTTTAATTCTTCATTAAGTCCTGGTGCTGATAGATATCAATTAAATTTCACACAGTCTAGTGGATATCAAAGATCTTTTGCTGGAACAAATATAAAAACAGAACCACATAGGGATATTTTTAAAATTGGACCAGACGGAAACTTACGATATTTAAATAATCTAGTTCATAAAAACTCTTAAGGATAAACTATGCCATTACCAGATATAACATCATTAGTACAAACAGATACATTTGAAACTCTGTTTACTAAAAATAACACAATAATAGATCGATTAAATTTATTAGATATATCTACGGTATATGCTGGAACTGGTGTAACATTCACTGGCCCTAATACAGTTGGTGGTATTACCCTATCTGTAGTTTTTCCTGACATATCTCTTGTAACTAATATAGGATTTAATGTTACAGGAAGTATTCCTAGTGGTCTTACATTAAATTCTATTATTGGTATAACTGGAGGTATATTTGGATCAGTATCTAATACATCACTCAGTTCTTCTCAAAAATATTTAGGATTCATAACGGCCGTCGGTGATAGCAGCTATACAATAACTACTTCTGGATTTTTTAATAGATCTCCAGCATTATTGGATAATGTATTATACTATTTATCTGATGGTGGTATAACTTCCACAGTTCCTACCACTGTTGGATCTGTTATCAAACCTGTTTTGTTTTCACTTGGAAATACTGGAGCTGTTGTATTAAATCAAAAAGAAATACTAATAAGCGAATCGACATCTTATATTAAATCTGCTTCTAGAACTATAGCAGAAATTCCTACTAATGGAAATCTTATTGTAGGAAACTCTGTGTTCTATGATATACCTGGGGCAACTTGGGCTAAATCAAAAGCAGATGCATTTAATACTTCAGAAGTTTTTGGTATAATTGAAAGTATAACAGGTCTTACGGCAACAGTTGTTACACAGGGTTCTGTTGTTGTGCCCTCCACGGTACTAAATGACGTTGGTAGTGGTGGTGGTTCTGGTGGAAATGACATATGGTTCTTATCTGGGACAACTGCAGGACATATGCAAAATTTAGCTCCAACACTTCCTAACCAAATAATAAAACCTCTATACTATGCATATTCTCATGCATTTTCTGGAGTGACATTCAGTGGTCAATTAGTCAATTATGTTGGATATAGTACTTCAGTAACAGATTTATCTACTACTTTGGGTAGTATCTTTTATGGTGTTACAGGTGGTAATTTAAATGCCGCACAAAACAGCACGGCTCAGGGTGCTGCTAATGATTTTCATCTATCTTATTATAATTTTTATAACAAATATCCTTTAGATGGTCATCTTATTAGTCATAGCGAAGATATCTTAAATGTATCAGAACGTTCAGTTTATGCATATAATAGTTATAGTGATGCCAATTCATTTAGAGTATGGTTGAAGAATAATTTATATAATTTAAATACATCTGATACACAAATACAAAGAATATATTCAAATACTCATCCCATTTCTAATGGTGCGCCTCCTGATCTTGGTTCAGGGCAACCATGGGTGCGGTTACATCCTTTCATAACGTCAGATTTTAATGCTTTTACGAATGCAAAAACATTATGGTCTAATGGTAATTTCTCAGGAACAGGAACTCCAAATTTTTTGACTTCAACGTCGGGCGACTATATGGCTTACATTTTTGGAGTAGGTAGATTGAATGATGGAAGTGCACTTGGAACTCGTAATTATACGTTAACTAATATGATTTCAGGGGGTGAGTTCCCGGATACAATACCGTATGGTACAAAATTATATAGTGCTCTTAATGATATTGAAACTGCTCTTGACCCTGATACATATTTTGGTGTTAGTTTAGGTTCTACTACATATTCGACCAAAACAGATCCAATTGATATTCTTGTGTTAGGTAATCCTATAGTAAAGGATGATTTATCTTTAAAAGGCTACCCAACGGCAACTACAGGGATGCATCGTGAATTTTACTATACTCTTCAAGGTGTATTAATAAAGGCTACTCTTAATGGTCTTAATGGGACAAACCATAGAGGTCGTATAGCTTATTGGTTACCAAATTACGGAAAAGCCCCTTATTGGTTTACGAAATTAGTATAATATGTCTAGTTTTTTTCGATCTATTGTTATTCCTGGAAGAGCTGGCAGTACTGGCCCAACAGGCCCTACTGGACCTGATGGATTTATAGGCGCAGACGGTCAGTCAAAATATGGCATAACTGGCTCATCTATAACTGGAATAACTTTCACAGCAGATAATACATTATTATTTAATTTTGATGATAATTCAACACAACAAAGTTCATACATAAAAGGAATTACTGGACTATGGCAAGCCAGAATTTCTGGAACAGGTGAGGGAAACGCTAATAGTATATTCTCTTCTGTTGGGAACAATAATTCTGTAAATAGTAATTTAGAAACATCTGGTGATTTTCTCACACTTAAAAACTTTACAACAACTACACCAGAGACTATAGGAATAACTTTAACACCGAATGGTGATAATATTATTGTTGATTATTATACTCCAATTCAAGGTATATCTTTTAGTGGTTCTTCTGTAAATAAAATGGTAATTGGAGGAATCGATAATGGATATACTTCAGCAAACGGAACAAAATATAATACGACTAATACAGTTTTAAATATAAAAATAGATTCATATCTTGAAGGAATAACAAACGTATATCCTGCCACTTCTTTTGCAAACGACAGTCAATGGGATTTATATACAGATGTATATAGTATCTTTCAATTAAAACCTGATACTACTTCTGGTAGAGATAAATATATAAATATAATATCAACTGTCTCTCCTAATATAAGTAAAGGAATTACTATTTTAATTCCAGATGGAATTACTGCTGAACTCAATACTACAACAAAATTTATTATAAATTCTGACGAAAATCTGTTGTGTTCGTTTCCAATGGGAATGGATATTAAATTATCTAATAAATTGGATGTTATTAACTTAATATCTAAAGGAAAAAATAAATGGTATGGTAATTATGCGTTATGGAATGACGATTCCTCACAGAAATCTATTACCAACAAGAAAAATATATCAGATTTAATATCAGACAATGTAGCAATAATATCAGATGATGCACTAGCTAGATCACACGACAACTATATTAGAGCAAAGAATAATTGTCTAATACCTGGCACTGCAGATGGTCAATATTTTTCTAGACCATGTATTACATTAGACGTGCCATTCCACTTACCAATTGTTGATCAAGTTATTCCTGCATTTGTTTCAGTCGATGGTGGTGCTAGTGTTAAACTTATTGGAAAATATTTCAGTGGTGTTACGGGAGTATATATTGGTAATTTCAGACAAACTAATTGGACACTAGGATCAGGGTTGTCTCAAGATACAGAAATCACTATTCCTCGAGTTACAGAGCATGACGCAGGAGATTATGATATTTCTATAATCAATCCATCTGGTACAGGAATAACTACAGCTGCTATTCAATACGGTGATTTTACTACGATTTATGGAATTACTCCTTCTTCTGGAAGATCAGATGGAGGAACTGAGATCACAATTAGAGGTGGATCTTTTAAACAAGATAGTGTAGTTAAATTCAAATATAGCAACACGGAACATGATGTTCCTGGGGCTCTTTGGGTTAATTCCACCAAAATAACTGCAGGGACGACATTTATGGTTGGTAGAAATCTGTCAGACAGCCCTTTATATAAAGCAACAGTTATTGTGAGAAGTCAAACTAGTCCACAGAACACTGCAAGTCTAATAGATGGATTTGAATATACTGGTAGTAATGCAACTATAACTGGTATATTTCCAGGTTATATAAATCCTGGTGCAACATTTAACATAATCGGTACAAATCTCGATTATGCATCTGCGTTTTCGCCGACGACATCAGTTTACATCAGTGGAACAGGAACTCCACCTCAGTTCTGTGCAATAATTAGTCAGTCTCCTACGAGTCTTACAGTTCAGACTCTTCCTACTTATATAAATGCAACATCAGGAGGAAACTCTATCGTTGTAAGGTATAAAAGACCAATACCTACCACCTCTCAATCGGTTTTTGTTAACAGTGGAATTACATTTAATTAATAGGAAATTTATATGGCTCCTAAACCAATACTCAAACCAATAGTACAAACAACACTAAGTGAAAGTGTTATAGAGTCTATATCTGATCAAGTCATATTAGATACTAGAGATAATAATATAATAAGTAATTTTAAATCAGTAACAGGTTCTTGTAGAATAACTGGTGTAAGTGGGTGTACTTGTTTTCATTCTGATGCTTATATTTGTGATAGAGCAAAAGGAGTTTTTCAACAAGGTATAACATGCAACTCTTCTCAAATTGGATCTTGTTGTCTTAGAGATAAAGAAAATAGTACTGCATTACCATGTCAGGAAACTTCATACTGTGATTGTTATAATTTAGCCAATTCTTTTAATTTTTCATTCGTATGGAATCCGATTCCATGTACCAAAAATTCATGTAAAAATGTTGTTGATGAATTAGGAGCTTGTTGTGATGGAAATGGCATGTGTCACGAAACAACAGAAAATGTATGTTTAAAAATGGATCATTTTTTCCAAGGATTGGGAACTGTCTGTGAAAACGAAATATGCATAGGAGGAACTGGAGGATGTTGTAATGGAGTAACTTGTAATAATGGAATAACAGGAACATATTGTATTTCTCAAAAAAGTTTATACCTTGGTCAAAATAGATCATGTTATCAATATTCCTGTTTTACAAGAGATATTCCCTGTTTAGACAGTATAGTTGGATATACACTAAAAGTAGGTGATATATTTGAAGATGGAATTGTCGTAGGAATATATAACCCAAAGGGTTCTGCTTGTTATGGAAATCCGCTATTTGGGGGCAATTTAGGATTTTCCGAATTAGTAAGTAATGATACTGTAATTTCAAAGGCATATACCTCGTCCTATGATTATAATGGTTATGGTCTGTATGATTATGATTTATGTGACAATTCTTCAGATTCTTACATAATGATAATGTCGATTAATCCAGCATCTGAAGGTGTTACTGGTCAACAAAATTATACATGGAGTCATGGAGGATTTTATTATGGGCCTTTAATCAAATCATATGGTAAAGTTGTAGAACCATATGGTGATAAATTAAACAATTTAAAGGAAGGGTATATAATCAATACTTCCTTATCCTTTGAGGTTAATAAAAAAATAATACAAGAAAATTCCATTCCATCTTGTTCTAGAAGAGAATATAATGAAACTCCAATTGAAAGAATATATAATAGGACAACTCATGGATTTAATGGTAGGTGGTTTTCTGATTGGGGTCTACACAATACAGTAAGAATGGTAAATGCACAGATGTACTACGAACAAGGAACAACAACAGATAATAACCTATATCCTTCTTTATATGCCCCATCTTCTAGATTTTCTTCGAATTATATGACTCCTGCAACTAAACCGATAAGAGATTTGAATTCAACTACTACTAAAGTAGTGGACTATACAAGTTCGTGGTTTATACCCAGTATAAATGAATTATCATTTATTGCTCATCAGTGTAAATATAACAATCTGAATGACACTATTATTTCTGTTGGAGGAACTCCAATGTTTGGAGATTATTGGTCTTCTACTGGCACATTCAATTATACAGGAATAACAGGAGAAGGATATTCTAACGGCATAACTACTGATAATATAGGATCATCTGCATGGTCTGTTAATTTTGACAATCAATATTCTGTACAAAAAGATGACAGACTTACCTCTAAAAAAATAAGACCTATCAGATTAATTAGGTGTGATGGAAGATCATTAAAAAATACAATATACTCTGAAATATGGGAGGTTAATTCTTAAATGAATAGAGGTAGTTCTCCTACATTTATACAGTATTCTGGTGGCAGTATGGGTAATATTGGACCCACTGGCGCAACAGGTATAACTGGCCCAACAGGGAACACTGGAAGTTGTTTACAAGGAAATACTGGATATGGTATAACTGGTATACAAATTATAGGTAATGATCTAGGAATAACTTTTGGATCTGGAAATACATTAACTTTAATATTAAATTCTTCCTTAAAAGGTACAACAGGAACAACAAAATCTAATAATTCTTTTTTCAATATCAGGGGAACTACTACAGAAGGAATTTCTATTATAGCCAGTACTAATCCTACTGAATATAATTCAAACTCTGTTACCTATGGTGTAGGAACAACTAATAAAATAGTTAAATTGAGAGGAATAACTTTTCGTAATATAGGAATATTATCTTCTTCGAACGGAATAACATTATCGTCTATTATTGGTATTAATCCATATACTATTCAAGGAAATACTGGAGAACTTGTTTATGTAAATCCTAGTTATAGTTTAATAGGAATGGATAACAATTCTTGGGATTCTTTAAATAAAAATATAACATTAACTCTTGTAGCTACAAAGGAAAATGATGTTTCTGGTTTGACGTTAGATAACAGTAATTATAGAAAAGATAGTGTGAGAAACGTGGGAACTGAATCGGGTCTGACTATGCCTTTAGCGGGGTATACTTTTAACTCATTAGATGTAGTGCCCATTTCATCTATTAATGGTACTACATTCACAGAACAAGCATTTTATATTAAACGTAGTGCTAGTAAAGAAATAGCAAATCAAATTCTATTTTTTAACCAACAGGTTGCTATTACTAGTGGAAATCGTGTAACGTTTACTCCACAGAATAATATAGGAATAACGTATGGATCTTGTTATCTCTCAAAAATAGAAGAGCCATCAAGACGATGTATGGATTACACTACCCAAGTTGGATGTAATCTTATGGGAGGAACTTTCGATGAAGTGTCTTGTGCTGAAAGAGACGAAACATACGAATCTAAAAAATCTTGTTGTCTTTATGATTATATTTTAGGTGGTATTACTTGTATAAATACATATGCGGACGAGTGCGAGAGATTTATGGGGATAGTAGGAAATGTTAGATGCTTTTATTTTGAAGGTGCCTTTAATAAATGTCCTCCTGAGATGTGTTTTGCTTGTAATATCGGTAAATGTTGTTATAAAGGAAGTTGCTATGCAGAAAATGAATTTGATTGTTATCAGAAATATTCAGGCGGTGTGTGGTTTAATGAGGAGTGTGATTTAGTCTAATGTCGCATACATCAAAAACAGTGTGGACGCCGACTAGGCAATATAAGTATTGCCAAGATGCGTTGTGTCGTGGTTGTCCTCCATTCACTCAACTAAATGGCAAAGAAAATGGTGGTGGTGGGACAGATTCCAATGGAAATTCAGTTCCATTAGGTCCAACTGGTCTCAAACTGTCGCATTATTGTTTTGCAGCCCGTACAGAGTGTTGTTCGTGTGAAGCTGGAGAGACAGGCAGACCTCAAGCTTTTAGTGGAGCTCCACAAAGCGGACCAGATCCAACAGCTGATTTTGATGGTCCACCAGAAAAACTGTGTGGTGATGTTGTCACGGCGTGGTGGGATTTGTCACATTATGGCTGCAAAGTAGCACCAGATTATCACATATGCTGTGGATCTGCACCAGACAAATGGCCCACGCCAGAGGTACCTGGTCAAGTATGTCCAGCAGCTATAAGTGTCTCCAAAACTTGGCCAGGGTGTAACGGCAACAAATGTTGTCCCGGCGTGGAATCTGCACACGCTTGCGGTACATGTGGTGGGTGCGATACTGCATGTCCACCACTTAATCAAATCACGGGAGAAGTTGCTCGCGAGGCAATCTGCGCTTGTTGTGCTTGTAAATCTGAAGAATGGGGTTGTTATGACGACCAAGAACCTTGTAGTAAACAATGGGATGCTGCAGCAAATGGATGGGTTACCAAAGGAGACTGTGGTGGTGGTGGTGGTGACGATGATGGTGGCGGCGATGATGATGGTGGCGATGATGATGGTGGTGGTGACGATGATGGTGGCGGCGATGATGATGGTGGAGGTGGTTGTCCATGATAGGAAATACTTGTCCATGTAATGCGCCACATTGTGCAGAAATTTGTGAGTTATATGAGATTGGATATTCTAAATATGCATTCGATAATGCCCCTCCTATTATAAAAAAATATAAAATAGATGGTCTAATACCCGGCTTAACTTATGAATTTTGTTATGAGTTATCAGTAGGAGGTGACGGTATACCGTGTAATGGTGGCGGTGGTGGTGGCGGTGTTTGTGTTGGAAATTGTGGTGATTATGGATGTCCTCCGTGTAGTTGTGTTGGCTCATGTGGTGTAAACGAATGTCCTGAATGTACTGGTAATTGTCCCGTCTGTGGCACTCTTGAATGTCCATGTACGACTTGTAATGGACCATGTGGAACTCCAGGATGTCCTCGGTGTGGTAGTGGCGATTGTAATGGACCATGTAGTGGGTATTGTCCCGCCTGTGGTACTCCTGGATGTCCTCCATGTACGACTTGTAATGGACCATGTGGAAGTCCAGGATGTCCTCCATGTGGTGGCAGTTGTATAACAAAATGTGGCGAAGGAAGTTGTCCTGACTGTGATTGTACTGGTTCTTGTGGTGTGAATGGATGTCCTCTATGCGGCAACGACGGTGGTAGTGGCCGCGGAAGTGGTAGTGGTAGCGGAAGTGGTAGTGGTAGCGGAAGTGGTGGTGGATTTGGGGGTTGTGGTGGTGATGATATAACTTGTCCAGAAGGATGTGGTACTGTTGGATGTCCTCAATGTCCATGTCCTATATGTGGCACTCCTGGATGTCCTCCATGTACGACTTGTAATGGACCATGTGGAAGTCCAGGATGTCCTCCATGTGATGGCTTTTGCGTAAGGTGTGGCGAAGGAAGTTGTCCTGACTGTGATTGTACTGGTTCTTGTGGTGTGAATGGATGTCCTCAATGTTGTCAAAATCCTCCATGTAATGATGGCGAACCTTGTCTTCCTGATGACGACTCAGGATCTGGTTCAGGATCTGGTTCAGGATCTGGTTCAGGATCTGGTTCAGGTAAAAACGAATCGGGGGGAGAAGGAGAAGAAGGTCCATGTCCGACTTGTGGTCAAGGTAATGGTAGTTTATGTAAAACTATTTCATGTTGTCCTCATTATAATATAAAGGATTATTATAAAACACTAAACCCGAAATCCATACAAGGAATATCAAGTACAATTATTTTACCTATAAATAAAACTCCTACATGTGGGTTGATAAACGGAATACCTAATTGTAATCCGAATGGTGTAGAATCGTATAGTCATGTATATGGTTTAAGTGACTCTAATAGACCATGGTATACTTCTATATCTTCTTACAAAAATCAAATATTAGGAAGTAATAAACAGGGAATAAATTTCCCTGGCGGTAATGAAAGTAATTATTTTAGTGTCACGAACCCCCTTCAAGTTGCACAAGGATCAAGATATTTTTCTTATGTTTCTCCAACCTTTTTGAGTGGAGTCATATACAAAAATTATATATCAATTATCGATAAAGATAAATTCAGTGCCAGAACAAAATCTGATCTATATTTCTCAGACTTAATGCAATTATCGTTGGACTTTACTGCTGTTCCATATTTTATAGATGGAAATAGATCTAGAAATGATAAAGTACATCAAAACGATTTTATAGAAATTTCAGCATCATCAAATTGTAGTACTGTACATAAAACTCTTGTCGGTATTGAGGGTGATGTAGTTTTGCCAGGATGCACATGCGCTAATTCACTAACACCTTGTTCTGCTGTAGGCTGTTCTTTTTGTACAGATATGGTGTGTTTGTTAATGCCAGCTTGTTGTGATGTATCAAATTATATAGGTACATCTCCAACAGGGTGGAGTGCAGACTGCGTTACTGTTTCTAATTTGATATACCAACAGGGAGTTATGTTACCTGTAGGTCCACCACATGGTCCAACTCTTACTTGGAATATCAATAACATCGAATATACAAATCTAAGAATACCTTGTAATCCTGTTGCACCAGTTGAACCTTGTGATCCAGATGTAATTCCACCTCGTGTTTTATGTGGATCAACGTTTAACGATTATTCAATTGGTGTGGGTATAAGTTCTGAAGGTGATGTATTTGCTACTCTGTGGTCTAATATGAATGTTCTTCCGTATCGACCATTTGGATTTAATTATCTTTCTGCTTTTCCACAGGGAATATCTATGAATAATTGTGGGGTTACTCATAGTATAGTAGGTATAGCAGGATGTACTTGCAACAATCCGGCTGGATACTGTTCTCCACTTGGATGTTCGTATTGCTCAGATTTGGTATGTTCTTTCTATCCTAATTGCTGTTCGTCTAGTGGATGGAGTGCAGATTGTGTGGAACTTGCTAATGATATATACAATTATGGTTATCCTGGTGGAAGTATTGGATTACCACGCGAAATTGTTATAAATGATATTACTTATCCTGTGGGATCTACTCTTCCTCCCAAGATTGTGTGTGGAACAACTGGTAATAGTAATCCTGTTGTTATGGTTAATTATACTGGATATACTATGGGTGTATTTGGTGAAAGACCAGATTTGTTAATATTTAGAATAGCAAATATGTTATATCCCAACAATTTCATGGCAGGTCCAGGCACGACGTGTGGGGATGTTGTGGGTCATACCTATTGTTCTTTATATTCTTCTTCTGGAACGTGTGATGTCGAAAAAGACATGTATACTAGTGTTTTTTATAATCAAATTGCTGTAGGTGAAAGACATGCAGTAGTTAGTTTAGGAAAATGGGATGCTGGTATAGAGAGAGTAGACAATATACTTGGTCCTCCTCAAATAAAAACTGTACCATATTTGATTCAATTTTCTGGGCAGACCTACGGCAAAATAGATCAAACAAAAACAAAATGGTCTACAGCAGATATTAATTTATTTGGAGGAGATTCAAGGGATTTATCTTTGTTTGCCTCAAATAAATATGGTCCCAATATGATGAAATGTGTAAACGAAATATCTTATACTAATCAAAAAGATAAATTATACGATATAGGCCTTACAGGAATGGATGGTGCAACTCCAATAGAATTTAGAGTATTTGATTCTGATAATAATGTATGTTCTTTTAAAGACGGTAATATAATTAATTATGATATGTGTAATACTTCTTATTCTCTAGGATTTACCTGTTGTTTTAAATATGGAGTAACATTGGGACACGAAGACCATCCAATATGGCATGGTGGTACGGGTGCAATGCCATATATTTCTATGATTTCAGCAGATAAAGTATGTGATAACCGGTTAGGCACAATCGGCAGCGTAGGTTCTTGGGATTGGATTTCTGCTGGAAAGACTGGGGAAACGTGCACTGTGTGTCGTTGTACAACACCAGCTGGTGCCATTTCCAGACATTTTATGTGTTGGGGAAATAGATATGATTATGCAACTATACCAATTGAAGCATGGGATCCGAATACCAATACCCCTAATCAGATTGATGAAGTTTTCTATAAAACAATAGTTGGCGCCGAAGTAAAAAAATTAATAACTTATGCGCCGTGTCAAATAGACATAAAAGGATCTAGTCCTGTTTTATATTACAGATCAAATCCTGGATTATCTGGCACATTACAAACTACAGACGAGATTGGAAAGATCTATAGTATAAAAGGTAGAACACGATACTATACAGGTGCTTTTACTGGGTTGCCCGGTAGTCCGATATCGGCGTGGAGAGAAGTAGAATCATATGGAGATACTGCTCGAGTATTTAATACAACAGAAGAAGCATCAACACCTATATCTAGAAATGATCCATATACGGATTATATACCAAGAAGAAAAATACGTGTTATAGCGGAAGCAGGAATTACAACAGATTATGAAATACTAGATCCTGTTTACAGTGATATTCATGTGCACTATACTCCAACATATCCATTGATTTCTTCTGAAGCTTGGTTGAATAATAGATACATAAAACCAAATCCTGAGTGTGTTGTTACAGGAATAGGTTCGTGTTGTTATATTGAGGGGGAAAACACAAAATGTGGTGATAATTTTGATGAATTCTCATGTTTTTTAAAACAAGGACAATTTACAGATCACGTGGATTGTCAAAATCTTGTAGGAGGCTGTAGTTCGAATCAGTTTGAACTTGGTGCATGTTGTATAGGTACCAGCTGTACTGATACTGTACAATGTAAATGTACAGGTAATTGGGATGCAAACAAGATGTGTGATGATGATCCTTGTTCAGATGGTGGAGTTATTACTGGTCCACCAGGCTCAACTGGTGCATGTTGTAAGACAAATGTATATACATGGGAAACGTCTTGTAGTATTACAACAGAGCCGGGTTGTAGTGGACCAGATCCAAAATTTGCATTTGCATGGGAATACAATAAAATGTGTAGTGCAGATCAGGGAATACTAGCTGATTGTATGAGAGAAAATTGTTGCAAATATTATATTGGTGCGTGTTGTCTAAATACTGTTGAAGAACCAGTCGTCGACGAAAATGGTCGTATAGTATTTCCGGCTTTATATACATGTTTGAGTACTACTCCAGGAGATTGTGATCAGAAAAATGGAAGATTTATAGGGTTTGATAAAGATTGTTATGATTGTAATCCAAACCGCCATCTTAAAGGAGAGGAAAGTCCTTACCTATGATAGGATCTAGTGCAATATCTTTTAGTGGATTCACTGGTAATCCAGGAGCATATGGAGCTAGAGGTCCAACTGGGAATACTGGAAATGATAGAGTAGAAGATTGTGGTGTATTATCTAGAGGAAATACAGCACCTCATATAACAAGTATTACACAAACTGCTGTATCAACCAATTACGGCCGTTTTAATATAACTTATAGTAATAATAATGTAGAAAATATTGATGCATCAGTTTTTGTAGGAAACAAACTATTTGATGCATATGGTATTAGTTCTGCTGCATCTTCAACTTCATATATTTCTTTATTAAAGAATATTACATACTCAGGAACAATCGGATCGGGTTCTACTGCTACTTTTAATTTCAAATGGTTAACATCAAGTGTTAACGGAATTACTATAACTCCTGGAATTACTTTCATTAGTATAGATAGTCCAAACAATACACAATCATCTATTGGTATTTCACAAGGTTCATTAGTTTATTTTAAATCTAACACAGAATTAGCTGGTATAACAACAGATATGAGGTTTACTGGAGATATATTACACACAAATATTCCAGGAGGTAATACCCCATATGTTACTAGATTAATCACAAATAATATAATAAGTAGTTTAGAAAAACAAGTTTTAGGTAGCAGTGGTTCTTATCTAGATGTATCCAAAGCAGGAGTATTTTATATAAATACACCAAACGGTATTATGGGATTCACTGGATTTTCTGGAGCTTCTGGATCTACTGGAGAATTATTGTCGATAACTCTTATAATACAAAACGATTCTGTGTGGAATTTTCCAAATAATGTTTGGTTTAGACCAGGAGAAGCAAATTTAAGCTGTGGAGAAAATATATTAAATTTAATCACAGAAAATAATGGTGCTGTATGGAAGGCAAACTTCTTTGGTAAAGGATATGGTGCTAGTCCTGGAGATTGTTTACCTTCACAAATATTAGGATCTTGTAGTAAAGGTGTGACTTGTGAAGGTTATATTACTAAAGAGTTCTGTGATTCCATTGGAGGAACTTTTTGTATATATGGTATATGCAATAATACTAATATAGAATTACAAGAAATTGGATCTTGTTGCATCAATGGTATTTGTAGAAATGATATTTCTAGATTTCTGTGTGAAAAACACGGAGGAAGACATTGGTCTGTTGAAGTCACTGATAACAAAGGATGTAGTGTAATAGATTGTTGGGACCCGTGTTTTGGGTTTGGTGATCTTGATGGGTATATGGGTCAAAACAATGATGGTGGATATGGTGGTGGTGGCGGCGATGGATTTGATGGATTTGGTGGTGGTGGTGCTGGTGGTGGATTTGGTGGAGGAGGAGTATAATGTTTAGTGTTCCTATAGCATATCAGACTTCTTGTTGTATACCAGTAGATTCTTCACTGACACCTGTACCTATGGTACAAGCTGTATATTTAAGATGTGCGGATAGATATACTCGAACTGAATGTAATCTTGTCGAAGGAATATTCAATAAGATTCCGTGTCAACGTACCAGTTATGTTGATAACAGTCGAGATCCTCCTAGAACAGTTGAAGTTGATATTACATGTAACTGGTTATTTAATACACCAGGCGCTTGTTGTATAGGAGGAGAATGTATTCCTAATGTATCATACAATGACTGTGTTGGAATTTCGGGTGCAGTGTATATGGGAAATGAATCATGTGATTCTATAAACTGTGAGTGTGTTCCACAAATTACTTTATGTGATACTACTATAACATGGAGTTCAAGATTATGTTTATCGTCATTTAATTTATACCTACACGGTGCAACATTTGAGACAAATCCCATTACTAATAAAAAAGAAATATCAGTATGTGTCGAGACAGATTCTTATACTGTAGCTGATAAATTTATTATACTTGGTACTAAAAATGCAGGATCAACATATTCTCCATCTTTAGTTACATATGGCACATGTAGTGCTAATGATAAAGTCCGATGGAATACAGCGCTTAATAAGCCTAACCACCCATATTTAGGTCTTAATGACGTTCCTTTTAATAATAGTATAATTGGAGTATTAGACTGTGCAAAAGGAGAGAATACAAAAAAAATAACAATAACAGAAGATGATGTTGAAATTGATAATAAAGAAAACCCTTGGTACAAAACCATTAGACTTTTTGTTTTAGGAATATGCGATACAACTGATCCAGCATTAACTACTGACTTTGTGGTAAAATTCCAATGCGACAGTTTACAATGTATAGATACTCCTGTTCCACAGCCAGCTGTGTCATCATCGTTAATTGTTAAACCCATCAATAACTCTAATGATTCTGTTTCTATGGATATTATAGATACTAAAAGCAATTTAAATTTATTAGGAATATTTCCAAGATGAATATACAGTTTAGATCTAGATCAGGAGAAGCAATAAACTATAATTCACTTTTGAATTATGGAATATGTTGTAAAGGAATCACCCTAGTAGGAACTACGGGGCAATATAATCATTCTTCGTGTTTTGCAACAGGTGGTGTATTCATACCATATACTATATCAGATAATGAAGTTCTCAAAACTAGTAACTATACACCAAAAACTATATGTCCAAATCCATTTTTACCATTTTTAGAAACATAAAGGATATACAACATGTCATCATCTTTATCTGATTATTCGTACTTATTAGCTTCTGGAGAGAATTGGGGATCCTGTTATAGGTATAATTATAAAACAGAAAGTGATATTATATCCGCTAATTGTACTGAAAGTTTGAGTGGTAATTGTGATGGTATATACCACAAAGCAGTAGGTTGTACTGGATCTATGTATCCAGATTTACAAAAATATAATACAAATTTTTGGACATCACATAATATTTCTAGTTCTTCTTTGTCTAATATAAAAATAGGTTCTATGTTTGCTGGAGGAATTTATGCAGGTATTTACGCACCAATTGGTATATCTTTCAACGATAAAATAAATACGATAACATCAACAGATACAGAAACTTATGCATTGATAATATATCCAGAGATGTTTGATCTTCCATATTTAAAGAAAGATTATTCCTTAAAAAGTAATACTTCATATTATAATGGTAAATATAATTTAATATTAGAAGAAGGAAACTCCAAACAACCACCAGTGAATTTTGATAATACAGTATTTCGTGATTGGCATTGGCCCTCTATAGGAGAATTGTTTTTTATTAAAAATCAATATGAGAAATATTCAAAGATTAGAACTGAAATAGATAAAATGCTCAATACTACAAATTCTAAAACTTTAATAAGTTCCAGTGTTTTTTCTATATCACCAAACTCTGGATATAAAACTTCTAGTAATATAAACAATAATAATTATTTATATGGTCTAGATATAGTATACGGGTCAATATTTCTAATGGGCCCCTATATTAATACTTTACGTGCATGTATAAGAACTGTTAAAGTGAACGTATAAATATAGTATGAGTTGTGGATGTGGTAAGAAAAAATGTGAAGGTGCTTCCTGCAAATCTTTTTTATACAATAAGGAAAAAATAATTATGAACAATAGTGACAATACACCAAAAAATATACCATCAGTTGCCCCAGAGGTAAATCAAGAACCGATATTTACAAATAGAACCATAGAATCTCAAAATTCTGTAGTAAAAAGTATATCTATGGCTAAAAGTTTTATTTCTTCTCTTGCTTCTAAAGGAATTAACAGTGAAAAGGTTTCTCTACCCCTGAAGCAACTCAGAGTTTTGAGTTGTTTTGGTAACAAAAACACTGGTGGGGAATTACCACCATGTGAATATATAAGGAAAAGCTCAACAGCTGGTAAATTTTTCTGTGGTGGGTGTGGTTGTGGAGACAAACCTCTTACATGGTTAACAGGAGAGGGTGAAGAATACGGTAAATTAGACTATCCAAAACTTGCATGTCCTTTACAGATGCCTGGATTTAGTAATTATAAAGAATCGATAGAATCAGAATCTGTGCCTCCAATCACACGAAGAGCCTATATAGAAACATTAAATTATGACCAAATTAATAAAATACAAGTTTCTATGCCTAAAAAACCAGAATAATGAATTGTGATATATGTCTTCTTATAAATAAACAAGGAGATATTATATGGGAAATGTTAATTCTAAAGATGCTATTATTAAATATGCATTCAGAAATCTAGGGTACCCTGTAATCGAAATAAATGTCGATTATGAACAGTGCCTGGATCGAGTAGATGAAGCTTTAGAGTTATTTGCTGAACGACACTTTGATGGTGTCGAAAAAGTCTATTTTAAACACGTTTTAACTGAAAACGACATATCAACTAAATCTATAAATACCGAATTATTATTACCACCAAGCGGAATAACAGGAGATGGTCCAGATGGCACAACTATTGTGTCTGTTATTAAACTATTCAGATTTAGTGGATTTGCAAATATTAATATGTTTGACATAAGATATCAGATGGCATTAACTGATTATTTTGGAATTAATAGAGGATTAGGAGCTAATGCTAATTTAGGGTTACCTCAATATTCTTCTACTATGAGATATATTAGTTTGATTGAACAGTTTTTTTCCCCTGAGAAAGCAATACGATTCAATAAAGTATCAAATAAAATTCATATAGATGGGTATATGGAAGATATGACCCCTGGAGCGTATATCATAATTGAAGCATATGCTGCACTTAATCCAGACATATACACAGAAATATATGATGATCGATTAATGAAAAAATATGTAACTTCTCTAATCAAAAGACAATGGGGAACAAATATGTCAAAATTCGATGGAGTTCAACTTCCTGGTGGAATCACAACTAAAGGTGCGCAGATATATGCAGAAGCTGTTCAGGAAATTCAAGCAATTGAACAAGAGTTAATAAGTACTCACGAAATGCCAAGTGACTTTTTTATAGGTTGAAACGAACGTAGAAAGAATAAATGGCAACAAATCCATATTTTAAAAGTTATGATTCTAAACTAGAACAGAGATTAATAAATGATCTGACTATTGAGACAATCAAAGCAATGGGTAGAGATGTGGTCTATATTCCTAGAGATTATTTAATTATAGACAATTTGTTTGGAGAAGATCCAGAATCAAAGTTTTCGCAGGGATATCCTATTGAAATGTATATGATAGATACTGATAAATTTCAAGGCAATAGAGATATAGTTGCAAAATTTGGAATTCAAATTACAGATAGAACAACCCTGTCTGTTTCTAGAACTAGATTTGAAACCGAAATCTCGTCTTATAGAAATGAAATAAAAAAACCAAGAGAGGGCGATTTAATTTATTTTCCTTTATCGGGTAGTTTGTTTGAAATAGACTTCGTAGAAGACGAGACACCATTTTATCAATTAGGTGGATTGACCACATATACTCTACATGTTGAACTCTTTACCTATAGTGGCGAAAATATCGATACTGGTATTACAGACATAGACAAAGTGGAAGATTCGAGAAAATCGTATGCCATACTTGCTCCTTTATCACTGAATCCATTATCTGGACTAACAGGAAACATAATACTGGCCGGCGAACCACTATATCAAGTACTTGGTGTTACTGGAGTTGGTGCAACTCTCAGTGCTGCAACTTCAACAGCAATTTCCTTACAATTTATTAAGGGAACTACACAGAGTCAGTTGTATATAACAGGCATAAGTGGAACAATTTCTTATGCCGCAACACAGACTATAAAAGGTGCAATCTCTGGTGGAGAATATTATCTTAAAGGATCGTCTTCTGTTTCTAATATAATAACACAGAAAGATCCAAGTACAGGATTGAATGTTGTTGACAATGATCAACTACAATCGTCTGGAATTGATATATTCGACTTTACAGACATAGATCCTTTTAGTGAGGGCAAATACTAATGTTCAATCAAATAATAGATGACAGTTTTGACAATACAATAAGAAAACATGTTATTGGGTTTGGTTCGTTATTCAATTCTTTATATGTCAAAACTGTGCGTAGTTCTGGAATTGAAAAAACAAGAGTTCCATTAAGTTATGGCCCAAAAGAAAAATTTATTCAAAAGATAATATCTGAAAGTGGTATTACTGATCAGACACACGTCCAGATGTCTTTACCAAGAATAGGATTTGAGTTGAATAATTTACAATATGATCCTATGAGAAGAATAAACAAATTAAAAGAAAAAAATAAAACAACAAACAACATAACAAAAACAGCTTATTCAGAATCTCCTTATAATTTTAATTTTGTTTTGTATGTGTTTTCTAGAAGTTCAGAACAAAATTTACAAATAATAGAACAAATTGTTCCATTTTTTACTCCTGATTTTACTGTAACTATGAATATGAATGATTTTTATACAAAAGTAGATATTCCTATTATATTAACAGATGTACAAGTGAATGAAGAATATGAAGGCGATTTTGATAATAGAAGATCCATAATATCTGTTATTTCGTTTACTATGAAAGGTTATATTTATTCTCCAATTAAGATTAGAAGTAGTTCTATTATCGAAACTGTAGATATAGATATATTTGACGGGGATGTTATTAATAATAAATTTTTAACAGATATAGGATATACAGGAGACAGTATTACTGGATCTATTACATGGTCGCCAGGAAATACAGCAGGATTATGAAAAACTCTGATTTAAAAATATCAAATGCGCTTGGTGTTGATTTTGAAACCCTACCATTAGTAGTAATTGACAAGGTAGATGTAACAGAAAAAAATGAAACACTACAAGGAGATTTTGACTCTGCTAGAAAAAATATTCACAGTTTGATAAGTACTGGAATGGATGCAATGGAAGGTATAGTTAAGGTTGCAACAGAAAGTGATTCTCCTCGAGCATATGAAGTTCTTACTAATATGATGAAAACTCTAAGTGAAATGAATAAAGATTTGATTGATATACATGATAAATTAACAGATGCAGAATCTAAAAAAGTAACAATTAAAAATACCACAAACAATTCAATCTATGTTGGATCTACTTCCGAGTTACAAAACTTAATTAATCGAGAACGCAGTCCTTTAAAGGAAATGGAAGATTAAAATGGGAAGAAATGCTGGATATTTAGGAAATCCAAATTTAAAACCAGAAGGTCAGACTGTAAACTTTACAAAAGAACAGATAGAAGAATATATTAAATGTGCAAAAAATCCAGTATATTTTATTCAGAAATATATTAAAGTAGTTTCATTGGATAAAGGACTTGTACCTTTTCATCTTTTTGATTATCAAGAAGATATGATAAATAAAATTCACGACAATCGCTTTATTATTGCTAAACTTCCACGACAATCCGGCAAAACGACTACAGTTACTTCATATCTGTTACATTATATTTTGTTTAATCAAAGTATGAATGTTGCAATACTTGCAAATAAGCAATCTACAGCAAAAGATATTCTTGCTAGATTAAAGCTTGCATATGAATATCTTCCTACTTGGCTACAACAAGGAATAAAGGAATGGAATAAATATTCAATTGCACTGGAAAATGGTTCTAGAGTTATAGCAGCAGCAACATCCTCGAGTGCAATCCGAGGAGGTTCATATAATTTTCTAGTACTCGATGAATACGCCCACGTTCCAACAAACGTAGCAGAAGAATTCTTTAGTTCAGTCTATCCGACGATCACCTCTGGTCAAACAACTAAAGTAGCTATGATTTCAACTCCAAAGGGGTTGAATATGTTTTACCATTTCTGGAAAGGTGCTCAAAGTAAACAAAACGAGTATATTCCTATAGAGGTAACATGGAATCAAGTGCCAAAATATCCAGGTGGTCCTCTTCGTGATGAAGCGTGGAAACAAGAAACTATACGTAACAGTTCCGAAAGACAGTTCAGCGAGGAGTTTGAATGTGATTTCATTGGATCTAGTAATACTCTTATATCTTCTGAAAAATTAAATAATCTTACTTGGGTAAAACCAATGTCCAAAACAGATGACGGATTAACTATATTTGTAGATCCCGTCAAAGAAACTGAAACAACACCCCTGCATACTTATTTTATTGTTGTCGACGTGGCTCGCGGACAAGGAAAAGACTATAGTGCACTAACAGTTATTGATATAACTCAGATGCCCTATAAGATTGTGGCAAAATACAGAAATAATATAATATCACCTTTACTGTTTCCTTCTATTATACGATCTTTGGGAAAACGATACAATGACGCCTATGTAATGGTAGAATTGAATGATATTGGAAGTCAGGTGGCTGATATTCTCCACAGAGACTTAGAATATGAAAATTTGATTAAAAGTAATATGAGAGGAAGAAAAGGCCAAATTATAACAGAAGGCTTTGGTGGTAGTAAGAATCAACAATTAGGAATCAGAACTAGTCAAGTTGTGAAAAAACTAGGCTGCTCTGTTTTGAAAAATTTAATTGAAAACGATAAACTTATCATAGAAGATGCTGAAATCATAGAAGAACTCACCACCTTTATTTCAACAAATGCCTCATTTAGTGCTGATCGAGGATACAATGACGATATGGTCATGACTTTAGTTTTATTTGCTTGGTCGACCAGACAGGAATTTTTCAAAAATCTGACAAATACTGATGTTCGATTGGAAATGTATGAACAGGATATTAAAAAAATAGAAGATGAACTGTTGCCTTTTGGTTATATTTTAGATGGAGTTGACGACGATTCTGCGGAAATTGAAGAAAATTGGAATTCTGAGGATAAATGGTTAACGATTGATAAAAAAACACAAAATGATAATTGGACAGATCTGTATAAACAAAATAATTTTTTCTGAAATATAGATTTTTATATATAATGTAACCAACAAGGAGATATTATATGGCACGAAGCAGACCAAAACTAACATTTGAAATAATAGACCAATCTTTCGTTCTTCCACTCGAGACAGTTATATTCGGTTCAACTAAACCGATATTAGGATGCTGGGCTCCAGCTCTACACCTAATTGCTACACCTGGTGAACTACAAGATGGATATATCACAGAATCATCACAAGGCAATTGGTTTCAAAGAATTCGATTATTATCAGAATATGCACAAGGCGTAAGCGCTGATAATGTTGACTATAATACTATTATAATGCAAGGTGCAACCTATACTAGTGGTGGTACTCTGGGAGGAGCTATAGGCCTTCTCGATGGAGCATATGGAACTACATATACCATCTCAGCGATTGCAGGTGCGAGTGGCAACACATTAACAATTGGATCTACAAACAAATTTAGACCAAATTGGTGGGCAGTACATAATGCTTTACAATACGGCACCACTGTTAGAATAGGTGTTTCTGGTGTAGGATTTACATCTGCAGCATCACCAAACAATAGCGGTGCTGGAACTCTTAGTCCTTATTCAACGGCAATAGATTTTGCAGCCCCTGGGTTGTTTGATGTTGTATTTCAACCATATCATCAAGACATCTCCGGGTATTCCGGGTGGAGTGGTGCAACTTGGAGTCCGTATACAGAATCACAAAATGTTATTGATATAACTGATGCATTAAAATCAACAGAACGTCCTGTAATCGGTGTAATTAATGTTGGTCTAACTGGCAATGTAGAAACTGACGCCAAAATTGGACTTCCTCTTACTACACCTAATGAGTATATTTTTATGGTTGCTGGAGATAAATATCATTTAAATTCTGTAGCATCAACAGTATCTACAAATTTAATACGAACGCCTTTAGCTCCAGATATTGCTGGATGTATAGCAAATACAGGTAGACCATGGTATTCACCAGCTGGAATCAAACGTGGAAGAATTCTAAATGTAGTCAGGTTGGGAAATAAATTTACCTCACTAGCACAAGATACTTTATATAATAACAATATAAATCCTGTAATATCACTACCAGGTAGCGGAACTCTCTTGTATGGAGATATCACAAACGCTTCAGATACTTCCTCGTTAGTTAGTTTGAATGTTATTAGAACTATTATATACATACGAACTGTTTTGCAGGATATTGCTTCGGCAGTATTGTTTGAACAAAATACTGCAGCTACTCGTGGGTCGTTTGTTCTTCAGGCTGACGGTATACTTAAGAGAATTAAAGCTGTCGATGGATTAAGTGAATATTCTGTTGTTTGTGATGAAACTAATAATGTTCAATCTGTTATAGATGCTAAAGCTTTTGTTGCAGATATTTCTGTAAAAATACCAGGATCTATAAACTATATCAATATAACACTCACAAACAAATAAAAGAATTTAATTAAGGAGAAAAAACATGGATATTCAAGGATTTCGAGATAATTTTAATGGTGTTAGAGCAAATAGATATAAAATTGTCACTTCCGGCGACAAAGGTCCGCTCGGTACAGAAAATGGCGAGATATATGTTAAAGCTTTAAGTATACCAGGTACACAAATAGGAATGATTCCTGTGTCATTTCAAGGAAGACAGATAAAATTTTCTGGCGATAGACAGTTCGGCGAATGGGCAGTAACAGTATATGACAGTAGTATCGAAAACCTTCGAGATGGTTTTGAAAGCTGGATAGAAATGATGGACGGATTTTTGACTCATAAAATATCTTATAATGAGACAGAAGATTGGCAGGTACTTTACAACGATGGTACTGGTCAAGGAAATCCAGGAGGTTCGCTGGGGGCCGGTCGTGGATATAAATTACATAATTGTTGGCCTGTGGATATCAGTCCTATAGATTTAAGTTATGATATGGTAGATTCATTTGCAGAATTTACTATAACTATAGCATACGATTACCACGAAATGATTCTTGGCGCTGTATAAAATTCTTATACATATAGTATGGCATTTGAATTATTTGGATTTTCGTTTGGTGGTAATAAGCAAGCAGAAGATTTTGGAGCTACTGGTTCCGAACAAAGTTCTACTCCATCATTTGTAGCACCTGATAACTATGACGGAACTTATGTTATTGAGTCTGGTGGACTTATGGCATCCGTCTATGATTTTGGGGGAATGGCATACGCTAATGATACTCAATCTATTGCACAATATAGATCTATGTCATTATACCCTGAAGTTGATCTTGCTATAGAAGATATAACAAATGAATCTATAGTATTTGAAGCAGACGGAACTTCTATTAAATTAGATTTAACTAATGTAAATCTTTCTCCGAATATTAAATTTAAATTACACGAAGAATATAAGAATATCTTAAAACTTTTAGATTTTAATAATAAAGGATATGATTATTTTAGAAGATGGTATATCGATGGAAGATTATATTTTCATAATATTATTGATAACGAAAGACCAGATAGAGGAATATCAGAACTTAGATCAATAGATCCAGTAAAAATAACTAAAATCAGAAAAGTAGAAAAAGAATTAAAGACAATAAACGGAAAACAAATATATATTATTAAAAATATTGATGAACATTTTATTTATACGGATAGTTCCGTGGATTCTTTACTTCCGACTACAGCTACTGGTTTAAAAATATCACCAGATTGTATCACATATGTTCACTCTGGTATTATAGATCAATCAACTAAAAAAGTAATTGGATATTTGCATAAAGCAATAAGACCATTAAACATGCTTCGTCAAATCGAAGACGCTGTAGTTATTTACAGAATGACCCGTGCCCCAGAAAGACGAATTTTTTATATAGATGTTGGTAATTTGCCAAAACAAAAAGCAGAACAATATATGAAAGATCTTATGGTACGATATAGAAATAAATTATCGTATGACCCAAAAACTGGTGCAATAAAAGATGACTATAATCATAATTCTATGTTAGAAGATTTTTGGATTCCTAGAAGAGAGGGAGGAAAAGGTACAGAAATTTCTACTCTTGATGGTGGTCAAAATCTCGGTCAATTAGATGATATTGATTATTTATTAAAGAAACTCTTTAGATCATTAAACGTTCCATCATCTCGTCTAGATGCACAGAATGGGTTTAATATGGGAAGAACAAGTGAAATTTCTAGAGATGAAGTAAAATTCTTTAAATTCATAGAACGCATGAGAAGAAAATTTGCATACCTGTTTATTGATATTTTGAAGAAACAATGCATACTCAAAGGAATAATGACTCTGAGTGATTGGGAAAATATTGTTCAAGATATTCGATTCGATTTCAATAAAGATTCATATTTCGATGAATTGAAAAATAATGAAATATTAAAAGAAAAGGTCGAAATGCTCGGAACTTTAAGTCAAATGTCTGGTATATTTTTCTCTGACAAATACATAAGAAAAACAATATTAAATCAAACAGACGAAGAAATGCAACAAATGGACCAAGAGATGTCTGTTGAGAGAGAACAAAAAGCACAACAAGCTATGCAACAACAAGTGATGGAACAACAAAATGGAATCACACCGCAACCAGGAAAAGCTTAAATCAGAAGAATCTGGTATATTTCAGTATTTTGATGATAATTTTTATAATTTTTTATTAAATACCGCTAAAGGAAAAAGAAATAAAAAAATAAGATTTAGAAATAAAATAGTTAAAATAATAACACCAAATGATGCTTTTTTGATTAAAACCTATATAGATATAGATATTATAAAATATAATCGAATGTTTAAAAAAATATTATTAAATGATCCAAGTACATTAGAATACATTTTAAACAATATTAGAAATATTAAAATGTATAAATAAACAGGAGACTACAATGAACAACGACATAATCAATGCAATATTATCAAAAGAATACAATAAAGCTCAAGAATTGATAACTGAATCTATGAACGAAAAGATAGGTATGCTTCTTGAAGAAAAATTACAAGAATATGCTCCAACATTGTTTGAAGCAAAGACTGTAAATTCTATGGAAGATGATGGTGGGGAGGGTAGTGTTCTTTACTCGCCAAAGTTGGCAGCAGCGATATTGAAAAAGAGAAAAGCTGCAGCAAAAACTTCAGCATCTGCTAAAAAGTTAGATCCAGTTGGCAAAGAAGATGGTGATATTGATAACGATGGTGATACAGATAAATCTGATGGTTATTTGAAGAATCGTCGAGATGCAGTCAAATCTGCAATCAAAAAGAAATAATGTTTTTAATAACAGAACAATCTTTCGAAACGGTTAAACCTCTAATCTTAGAGGCTGCTGATGGTAAACCAAAGTCATACTTCATTGAAGGTATAATGATGCAGGCTGAAACAGTTAATCGAAACGGTCGAAAATATCCATCAAGAATTTTAATGAACGAATGTAGTCGATATAATAAAGAACTTGTTGCAGAGAAGAGATCATTCGGTGAATTGAATCATCCTGCAGGTCCTAGTGTTAATCTAGACCGTGTATCTCATATGATAACAGAACTGCGTCAACAAGGACATGATGTTTATGGAAAAGGTAAAATATTAAGTACTCCTATGGGTAACATAGTAAAAAGCCTTATTGATGAAGGAGCACGATTAGGTGTTTCTACCAGAGGAATGGGATCTTTGAAGAAAATCAACGAACATAATGAAGTTCAGGACGATTTTATGCTTTCTGCAATAGATATTGTTGCAGATCCATCAGCACCACATGCATTTGTTAATGGTATATTAGAAGGAAAAGAATGGGTGTGGGATAATGGATTTCTTAAAGAATCCGAAGTAAATGAATATAAGAAAGCTATTAAAAAGATTCCCACGCGTAAATTAGATGAAGATACGCTATTACTTTTTAATAAATTCTTACGTAATCTGTAATGTCAAAAAATTCAAATATATAAATAATTAAAATAACGGAGGATATAACATTGGAAAACAATACACAAAATCAAGACCCATACGTAGGATTATATGCAGATGCTTTAGGACGAGGAGTTCAAATAGCTCAACCTGTTGCTGCACCAAATCAAGCTCAAATGAATATGCAATCCCAGCGCCCACAAGGTGGATTGAATCAAGGACTGGTAAATGCATCACCATCATTTCTTGGCGGACCAAATGGTGCAGTTGCACAGGGTGGTCAAGAAGAAGTTCAAACAGAAAATTATCTTCAAGCACTTTTCAACGGAGAAACCTTAACTGAATCTTTCAAAGAAAAAGCAAAATTAATATTTGAAACAGCAGTAAATTCAAAAGTAGCTTTGATTGAACAAACACTTTTAGATTCTTCGTATGAAGTTATTGTAGAAGAAATTACACAAGGTGTTAATGTTGGCATAGAAACAGGAATGGTTCAATTAACAGAAGCTGTTGATGGATATTTGACCTATGTTGGACAGACTTGGCTTCAAGAAAATAAACTCGAAGTAGAATCTGGTCTTAGAACTGAAATTGCAGAAAATTTTATCAATGGATTGAAAGATCTTTTTGAGAACAGTTTCATTGAAGTACCAGAAGAAAAAGTAGATATTGTTGATGATCTTTTCGAAGAAAAAGAAAAACTCGAAAATACTCTTAATGAAGCAATCAGTGAAAATATGAAACTACGATCTACTTTAAGTAAACAATTGTGTATTGAACAATTTGTTAATAGATCTAGAGATCTCACAGATACAGAAGTTGAAAAACTTGCTTCATTAGTAGAAAATATTAATTTTGAAACTATCGAAGAATATGGAGAAAAGATTCAACTTTTAAAAGAATCTTATTTTGGTAAGGGATCAACACTCAATACTTCTACACAAAGAACACCAAGATTTGATACAGAAACCCCATCAAATCAATCAAATACTACAGCTTCTCCATTAATGGAAAGTTATGTAAATGCTATCAGTCGTCAACTCAAATTAACAAACATTAAGAAGTAATATATCAAAATATTAAAACTTATAAATAATACAAATCAACAAGGAGATTAA